TTTTTTGAAAGGAAAAACTTTTCTGGTACGTTCTCCTCTAAGATGTCCGATAATGAATACTCGCTCCCTGTTCTGTGGTACGTAGTATTTAGAGTTAAGCACTTGCCATTCCACATCATACCCGAGTTCATCCAAGGCTCTGAGGATTGTCTCGAACGTAGCCCCTCCTTCGTGGTTAAGCAATCCTTTGACGTTCTCAAGGAATAAATAGCGTGGTCTGAGAATAGATGCGAACCTTGCAATTTCAAAGAAGAGAGTTCCTCGAGTATCTTCAAAACCTTTTCGTTTTCCTGCAATCGAGAAAGCTTGGCACGGAAATCCTCCACAGATAACGTCAACACTTCCGATTCCCCGAATAAATTCATCTGATATTGTTGTGATGTCATGCATTTCCACCTCTCCTGTTGTGTCATGGATTGCTTTATAACTAGTTCGTGCGAACTTGTCTATTTCGCAAAAACCAATGCATTCATGACCAGCTGATTCCATCCCTAAACGGAAACCGCCAATGCCTGCAAATAAGTCTAAAAATTTCATAATTTCAAAGGAGTAAAGAATTCTTTGTGGTCGACCAAACCTCCACTCCTTTCTATAAATTCACTGGCTCATTTTTATAACCAGCATCAATCAAAATTCCATCAATCACATAAAGGTCCGTTTTCTGCTTTAAACTAGCCTTAAATTTCTTCGCAATATTTCTAGCTGTTTCTAAAGAAACGACTTCATATGTTTTAGCCAATGCATCCGCAATAATTGCGGATGTTGGCGTGTAATAAATCTCCAGCAAAATGAACACTCACTTTCATTTCATAAATCTAATTTAAATGTTCAGCTTTATATTCCCAGAATTTGTTTCTAGGCATTCCTAACGCTTCTATGATTGCATTCACTGAATAACCAACCCACTGCAAATACAAATATTCTTGAATGGTGAACTTGTCTTTATCAATTGAGCTGATTGGTTTAGATTTATCCATTGTTTGCTCACCAATATCCTTACCAAGCATTTTAATTTGACGATAGGCCATGCTTTTTGGATGTTTATACCAGTCCGGATTCTCATTCATTAGCTTTAGCATTTCTTTCCGCTTTTGCTTTTTTTCAGCTTGAATACGTGCTATATCTTCAAAAATTACACTGTTCATTCTTTAACCTCCTAGAACGGCAGATCATCGTCGCTAATGTCGATTGAATTACCTGCGCCTGCGAACGGATCTACATCTCCACCAAACGACATTTGTTGGCTGTTATTTTGCTGATTTAAGCCTTTATTTTGATTTGTGGCATAATTACTCTCGAAATTGTTTTGAACGCTTGTACCGTCATTCTGTGACGTCTGAATGCTATTTCTATTCTCATTGGCGCTTTTTGGCTCTAATAATTGGAAACTCTCGCAAATAACTTCAGTCACATAGACACGTTGGCCTTGTTGGTTGTCATAATTACGAGTTTGAATTCTGCCAACAACTCCTAATAATGTTCCTTTACGAGCATAATTAGCCATTGTTTCAGCAGGCTTACGCCAAATTACACAGTTGATAAAATCCGCTTCTCGTTCGCCGTTTTGGTTTGTAAAGTTACGGTTCACAGCAAGAGTAAAGCTTCCAACTGCAGAACCACTTGCGGTGTAGCGTAAATCTATATCTTTCGTTAAACGTCCAACTAACACAACTTGGTTTATCATATTGTCACTCTCCTAATAATTCTTGTTTTTGTCGTTCTAATTCAGCTAATTCTTCAGGTGATAAAGGTACATCTTCTTGCATCCCATTCCAATTTGGTAACTGCTCTTGTCTCACTGGCGCCTTAGAATACGCAGGCTGTTTATTTGTTTGAGACAGATCATATTCATCGTTGTAACGATCATCACGTATCCAACGAAACAATTCTTGTGGATGGTACCAATCATTTAATTTAATATACGCAAGATAGTCCTTATATCCTTTTTTAAACGACTCTAAATCTTCTTCCGTCTTGAACTTCTTTAAAAATTGTTCTCTAGCTTTTTTCTTGTTGGTTTTCTTTGGATAAGTTTGCCAAACTTTTTCGAATAATTCAGGCATAGTTGAGCTCGGCTCAACACTATTCTTTTTTTTATCCTTAACTAACCTATCCTTACCTAACCTAACCTGTGTATCCATTTGGTATCCCATACGGTTGCCATCTGGTATACCAAGATGGTTTTCACTCTCTATAACCTCGGTTTTAAAGGTATATGCCTTACTATTTTTCTCAGCTAATTCAGCCTTTTCTTCTTGATATAGAGTTGGTTTGTATCGATCATTTCGAATATAGTTATGAATTTTCCAATGCTTGATAACAATAACTCCGCTATCAAAAACTAAAATAAATCTTTTGGCCATTAATAGCTTTAAATCATCATCTCCACATCCAACCATTCGTTGAATTTTCTTAGGATTATTAATAAACCCATCATCATCCGCTCGCATTGACAGATGAAAATAAAGAGATTGAGTTGACAGCGGCATGTCTAAAAATGCATCGCTATCAATGATGGTCTTTGCAAACATTCTTCTTTCAGCCACCGTTCTATCCTCCTATGTTTAACTTTTTACGTTCTTCGATGTTTAATTTGACTGGTTTAATTTGATACTTATTCAAGAAGTTCTTAGTGCCTACTTGGTGTTCCTCTTGATGGTGCTGACGGCAACCAGCATAAAATGTGAATGTCTCATGATTAATTTTTTTGCGATTTCGCCCCATGCCAACAACTTCTATATGGCAAATATCAGCATGTTTACCACAAATACAGCACTTACGATATTTCAGGCAGTAATAAAACCATTTGTTATTTTCAAGCAAGTATTGGTATCTTTTTTCAAGTGGTATATCGTTTTTCAAAATGAACTCAATTAAGAAACCGATCCACTCAGTCGCTTCATTCTTGGTAGCTCTACTATGTTCAAAGTAAACACCACTCTTAGCTTCGTAGTAGTATTTCAAGACACTTTCAATCCATTTAGGTTCGTCATAGCTCCAACGTGCCACATCGGCTATTAGAACGTGAGAAAGTGCATTCTGTTTTTGAGACATCTGTCGATTATCTAAGAATTCAACTTTCGCTAAATTATCATCGTTATTAGCCAGAAGTTCGAGAAAATTTGAATTTATTTCATCCTCAAATTCGATGGCCAACATATTCCCTTTATGTTTTATGATTTTCCCAATCATTCAATCACTTCTTTTCAAAATCATTTGCAATAGGAGGATTTGCCTCGTCAAATAATTCTGTTTGTTCTTCATCGAGTTCGTTTTCACTTTGTTGTTCCACAGTAGGAACTTCAATCTTTTCTAACATTTCTTTCATACGCTCAAGAACTTTAGTTTTTACGTTTTTTAAAGGTACGTTGTTAATCTTGCTGTGCAACTCTTTAAACATATTTTCATGATTTTCAGATTGTGTAGCAAGTTCTGTAATACTACTAATTAATTCATCTTTTAATTTTTCTAAATCTATTCCTTCGCTACTCCATTCATATATTTTTTCGCCTACTTCTTTTGTTATTTTAAAAGGCATATTAAACATATTTGAGTTATCTTTGGTAGCTTCCGCTATGTGGTCCTGATCAATACGTAAAGCGATAGCAAATTCATATTCCAAACTATCTTTTTGATCAGGTTTCAACCCTAGTTTTACTACTTGTGTTTTACCTTGTTCATTTTTTTCCATGTCGTAGGCTTGCTTACTTCTAGACGTTCCAATCACATACATTGAATTTCCTGTTACTAACTTAAGAAATTCTTTCTCTAATGGTTTTACTTTATTCCAAGCCAACATTTGATTTTTAGAGTTGCCTCTCTGATGGTTTTCTACTTGTTCTAAAATGCCACCTTCACCACTCCAAGCATGTGTTAGAGAATCGACTATGACCACCTCTACCCCAGCTTGTTTGAATAAATTAAAAGCCTGTATATATCGCTGTACAGTAAATGGTGCTTCAAAATCAATATGCAAAAATTCCCCTATGTCGACATTCCCAATAGTTGAATCAGCATATAACAACGATCGTTTGTGCTCAGTGTCAATGACACCTATTTTTTCCCATTGTTCTTGTTCTGATAAGTCTGAATGCATTTTTTCAATAATTCCTTTAGCAATAAACAACGCACTTACTGTTTTTCCACTACCACTTGCGCCAGTTATCATGATAGGAACTTTTATTTTTTCGCGTTTAGCCTTTTTTATTTCCATATTGAAACCTCCTATCTAATTCTCAAACTCTTAGTTTGAACTAATTCTGCACCTTTGATTTCTCCATGTTTCAGTTCTTCTTTCAAAGCTGTTTTATCAACTTTGGGAGGTTGAGGAATTAAAAAGCCAATAGGAATTAATTTTTCGTCTATAATATTCACAGAAACTGGATTGCTTTGAATTCCTACATTGAATAATTCGCCCTTGATTTTCGTTTTGCCGACCTTTTCCATTTCATCTTGCAGATATCCTTTTAGGTTCTTTACATTGTTAGAAAGCGTTGTTTTTCGTGACTGTAGCCGTTTGATTTCTTTTTCAACAATAGATATGTTGCTCTCAAGTTCTTTAACTACTTTTGCTGTGTTTTCTACTTTTAAATCGATTGAATCGCTAATACTATCTAACGTATCTTTTAATGTTCCATCATCAAGCTCTTCAGCTAATGACAAAACTTTTAAATAATCGTTGCTAAGTTCATAAAGTGTTGCCACGGCTATCTTCCTCCTCGTCATATTCCCATTCTGGTTCGATTTTCTGTAATTCTTCTGACGGCTCTGTTAAAAATTGATCTAGCGCATCTGCTTCACTACGATTCATTCACAAGACCTCGTTTCTGTGATATAATTTTCTTAGTATATTTTTGTATGCGACTTATTGCTTGCCGGCTTAAGTCGCTTTTTTGTCGTCATACAACACCTCTGCGCTCTTTTTGTTGTGCAATGTATATTTTATTTTTTTGTTGCTGGTACCATAAATCAGCAAGTTTTTTCGTTTGCTGTAATTTTTCTTTCCTTGTCATTTATTTACCTCTCTATCTTCAAGTGCCAGATCATAAAACAATGTCCAAATGATGAATAAGCCGATATATACATTTTGGATAATCGGATTAAACTTTCCGCCTACTAGCAGTCCTAGTCCGAATACGATTAGCAATACTGCAATTCTTCTTAAGTTATAAATTTTTCTCATTTCATTTCTCCTTAAATATGCATTCTATTTTGAATCTCTAAGTATCTTAAAAATTCGAGTTCTTTTTCAATTTGATATGCTTTTCCTTCGGTCAGTTGTTCTGATTGTCTAAGCGCTGCTCTATCATCTTGTAGCTGTTTACGCTCTTTTTTGATTTGGTTGAGTATCCAGCTTTCTTGTTCAGTTGTATAAGCCATAATATTCTCCTTACGCAATGTCGTTTAAGTCAAAACTCATTTGTCTTACAACTGTTTTTGTGGCTGTAGACGGCTCCCAGTCATTGATATACTCAATTACCATTGGATAATGTTTTTCTCTTAATTGTGATCGGGTACCCACACCTGTGATTTGCTTAATGCCTGAATTAATATCTTTGTATAGCTTGCCGCGCTGTTCCTTTGTGATTTTTCCAAATCCTCTTGCTACTTCTGCAACTCTCTGATGAACTCTACGTGATAAGTAGCTATAATCATCTGCACCGATTTTTTGATTGTCTTTTAAGTCGGCTACTTCTTTTTCAATTACATCTACACGCTCATTTGTTTCTTCATTTGCTGATAAAGCAAGCATCGCTAATTTTCTTTGTGAGGTTGGAAGTTTAGGCTGTTGAATTTCTTTTTCCATTTGATTAAAAGCCTCAATATATTTCAGTTTGAACTGCAATGCCTTTTGACCAGTAAACCCCATTGCTAACAAAGTGAAGCCGTCGCGATTCATAATAACTTGGCGATAAGATTGTTTGTTTTGTGGATGAATGTAGGTATCTTCGTAAAATAGGTCGGCATAATTTTGTGCCACCCCCTCTTTTAATTCATCAATGGCTTTTAGAACAACTTTGTGTTCTTTTCCGAAAGTTTCTGCAACTTGTAAACTACTTGTGACCGCTTGTTGGTCTTTCATAATTACTAAGTTGTTCATTTTATTTTCCTCCTTTAAATCTCAAAAGTTTCTTTTAAAAATCGTTGTAACTCAGATCGTTCTATTCGTATATCCTGACCGCTCCATTGCTGCACTTTTAAGCCTTTTGAAATCCAACTGCTTAATTTTTCATCGCCGATTTCTAAAATCTTCTTTACCTGAGATTTGTTTGGATAAGGCGGCAATTCAATAATCTTGGTCAACAAATTTAAACGTTTTTCAACCTCTTTTAAAACGACAAAGGTAATATTATTAGCTAATTCATCTTGAATTACCTCATCAGGTATATTCAGCTGCATATACTACACCTCCTGTTTTGTCTCTAATTTAATATCAAGAAGCTCTTCAATTTGTTTTAAACGTTCAACTGGCTTACGATTTTCTAATAAAATATCTTGAAGATATGCCATCGAAATATCCATTTGACGTGCCAGTTCTCGTTGACTCCAATCTTTATCAATCAGAGCGTGTGCGACTTGTTTCTTTAATGACATTTGTGGTTCCCTCCTATCGATTGAATATTTTCTCCACTTATATTCTTTTTACGCTTGACACAAAAAGGAATATAAGCTAACATGTAAGCATAAGAAATACAGCACACAAAAAGCGAGCTTTACTGATGTCCGGGAAGACTATTTAGTTTATGCTTACGATTTTTGTATGCCATAAATATCTTGCTTACATGAATACTATAACGGAATAAATTCCTTATGTCAACTAATTTTTAGTTTTTTTTCCTTATTTTATTTTGTAAAGCTGTGAAAGGTTGATAATAATGGGTTTAGTACAAAGAATAAAATTGTTATCTGATGAAAAAAAGATGTCGTTTGCTGAGTTAGAACGAAAACTAGGTTTTGCCAATAGCTCAATCAGAAAATGGGATGAACGGACTCCAGGTATCGATAAGATTCAAAAAGTAGCCGATTATTTCGATGTGTCGACAGACTATCTTCTAGGGCGTACCGAAAAACGTCGTTATTATGATTTAACAGAGAAGGACGAACGTGATATACAAAAAGAATTAGAAAAAATTATTGAAGACATGGGTAATTCAGAAGCTATTGCTTTCTCAAAAGACACAGAAGAACTATCTCCAGAAGCACGCGCTGCTATTATTTCTTCTATAGAGGAATCTTTACGTATTGGCAAAGCTCTTGCGAAGAAAAAGTTCACTCCGAAAAAATATCGTGATGATTCCACGGTAGATTAGGAGGTGTCTTCTCATGCTTTTATCTGATGTACCCTATGCTATTGAAGAATTAAAACAGAAATATGGAACCAATGATCCGTTTGAAATAGCCGAGAAAAAAGGAATCATTATTCTCTATGGCTATTTTGGGAATGAAGTGTATGGGTTTTATAATAAATTCCGTAGACAAAAGTTTATTCATTTAGATGCTGAATTAGATGATAATGAACAAAATTTTGTCTGCGGCCATGAGTTATTTCATGCTGTCTTTCATCCAGATGAAAACACGGCAAAAATGACAGCAAACAGTTTTTGCTCGACTTCAAAAATAGAAGCACAAGCAAATTGTGGTTCTACTTATCTTCGAATTGATGGCACCCATATGAATGAGTTGTATATTCCGACTAAACAAGACATACTAAACTTTTATGGTCTCCCTCCAGAAATGGAAAGGTACTTATAA